ACATTATATAAGAGATTGCGCTCCTATGCCGGAAAGGTTTGATTACGCTGTTGGTGCGTTGGATAGCCTACAAGCTAAACAGGGCGAGAAGCTATGCGAGTATAAGCTGGGGTTAACTAAAGACTTAAAGCCCTGTGGGTTTTACGACAAGGGAGTTTGGTTTCGCGGTGTAGCGGATTTAATAATTCTAGATGATGATCTAGCATGGGTTGTAGATTACAAAACAGGGAAGTCCGCTAAGTATGCCGATAAAGGTCAGTTAGAACTCATGGCTCTAGCTACCTTCAAACACTTCCCTGAAGTGGAAGAAGTACGTGCTGGATTGCTATTCGTGGTGTCTAAGAACTTAATAAGAGACACTTACCTAAGAGACAATGAGCCAACTCTCTGGAAAAAATGGCTAACAAATTATGGTAAGTTGGAAACAGCGGAAGCTAATGATGTATGGAACCCACGCCCAAGTGGGTTGTGTAAAAGACATTGCGCGGTTACTGAGTGCGCTCACAACGGGAGAAACTAATGGCTTATACTAAATCCCCTCGCCCTTATAAGCATGAGTACGAACTACAAAAAGCACGGGGCGAACATAAATACCGTATGGAACGGCAGAGGGCCAGACGCAAATTCGATAAAGAAAATGGCCCCGCGAAGCGTAAGGGTAAGGACATAAGTCATAACAAACCCCTGCGTAACGGAGGCACTAACGCAGACGGATACACGTTACAATCCCCAAGTAAGAACCGTGCAAACAACGGTAAAAAGAAGAAAAACGCCTAGGAGAACGGTCTTGCAGATAATTAATAATAAGGCACTGCTGTTAAAGTTACGGCATCCTCAACAAGTGACCACAGTAATACCGAAAAGTCGTAAGGTTAATACTAACAATGTGTTGGTTAAGTGGGGCGTTACTGAAAGCCACACCCTAAAGAATTTAAATATAAACGTGCCATCACCTATTAAAGGACAATACACGTGGCCCGGACAACATAAACCTTTCGCGCATCAGAAAGATACTTCCGCGTTTCTTACAATGAATAGGAAAGCGTTTTGCTTTAACGAACAAGGCACGGGCAAAACCGCTTCTGCAATATGGGCTTCAGATTTTCTGTTGAAGAAGGGGGCCATTAAACGTGTGTTAGTTATATGCCCGTTGTCTATCATGGATAGCGCGTGGCGTGGAGACTTGTTTAGTTTTGCTATGCATAGGCGCGTAGATATAGCTTACGGCTCTCCAGACAAACGCCGTAAGATAATAGAGGGCGATGCCGAATACGTTATAATTAACTATGACGGTGTTGCCATAGTACAAGATGCTATAATAGACGGTAACTTCGACCTGATAATCGTTGATGAAGCTACTCACTATAAGAACGCACAGACTACGCGGTGGAAGACACTTAATAAGGTGCTGAAACCTGACACGTGGTTATGGATGATGACAGGTACACCTGCCGCACAAAGTCCTTTAGATGCTTATGGCCTAGCTAAATTAATAAACCCTAATTGTGTACCACGTTTCTTTGGCTCGTTCCGAGATATGGTCATGTACAAGGTGACTAATTTTAAATGGATACCTAAAGAAAGTGCCATAGATACAGTGTTCAACGCACTGCAACCTGCTATACGGTACACTAAAGAAGACTGTCTAGATCTTCCAGACATGGTTTACACCACTCGGGAAGTTGAGATGACTCGCCAGCAGCAGAAATACTATAAAGAATTACGGAACCGTATGGTAATTCAAGCCGCTGGAGAAGAAATAACCGCAGTTAACGCAGCAGTTAACATGAACAAGTTACTACAAATAGCTTGTGGAGCAATCTATACCGATAAAGGTGACACATTAGAGTTCGACATAAAGCATAGGTATAGAGTTCTACGTGAGGTTATAGACGAGTCCAGCCAGAAAGTTCTTGTGTTTGTGCCTTTTAAACACGCTATAAGCATACTAGCGGAAAAACTTACCGCTGATGGTATAACTAATGCTGTCATACAAGGTGATGTCAAAGTTGGTAAACGCACAGAAATATTTAAAGCGTTCCAAGAACAGGATGATCCTCGCGTACTTATAATCCAACCAGCCGCCGCCGCTCATGGTGTAACCCTTACTGCCGCAAATACTGTGGTCTGGTGGGGGCCAACGAGTTCTCTAGAAACCTATGCTCAAGCTAACGCACGTGTACATCGTGCAGGGCAAACACACAAATGTACTGTCGTACAGCTACAAGGTTCCCTCGTAGAGAAACACGTTTACCGGTTATTAGATAGTAAAATAGACGTTCACTCGCAAATTATAGATTTATATAACAAATTACTTGACTAGAGTATTATCTGCCACTAAATTGCATACTCTACAAAGATTTGGAGGTGCAAAATGAGTGGAGAACTAAACAAATTAACCAAGGTCTACCTTAAAATAAAAGCAAAGCGGAGCGAATTATCCGCAAACTTTAAGGAACAAGACGGGGGCTTGCAAGAACAGCAAGATATTATAAAGAGAGCGTTATTAGATCATTGTAAAGAACATGATGTCGATAGCGTAAGAACTTCAGAGGGGCTTTTTTACAGGACCGTTAAGACACGCTACTGGACTAGTGATTGGGAATCTATGTACAACTTCGTAGAAGAGCATAGTGTCCCTGAGTTCTTCGAGAAAAGATTAAATCAAGGCAACGTAAAACAATTTTTAGAAGAGAACCCGGAATCCGTGCCACCGGGATTAAATGTGGACAGTGAGTACATGATATCAGTTAGGAAAAAATAATGAGTGGCCCTTACGTAACTATCGAAAAACTAGCTAACCATCTACAAGTATCAATATCTACTATACGTGGATGGGTTAGAAACAAGCATATACCAGAAGATACCTACATCCGTGTAGTCAATACATATCGTTTCTGTATAGACGATGTTACCGCCGCTTTGTCTGCGGGTAATAGCAAAGATACCGAAAGCACTACCGAAGTAGATGAAGATCTATGAGACGTATAAGTATACGTGATAAAGTGTTTACTGAGTGTTCCGATGGAGGAAATATATTAGTAAACGCTAATAAATATGAAGTTGTTATAGTAAACGCCGCGTTTGTATCGAGGTCTTATTACGAAGGTAGCTACGATCCAGATAAATTAATACTACCTACTTGTTGGTCATCAGATACTCAAACTCCATCTCCTGATGTACCACAAGAACAACGTCAAGCGGCTAGGTGTATGGACTGCTCACATAATATACGTGGGTCAGGCTATAAAAGTAGTAGGGCTTGCAGGTTTGCACAGCAGATAGCGGTTTTACCTGCGGACAGGTTACAGGAGGTATATCAAGTAAGATTACCTGCTACATCTATATTCGGACAGGCAAGAGAAGGGCATATGCCTATGAAAGCATACGCGGAGTTCTTATCCGCTAGGGATACTCCAGTCATGTCTGTTCTTACTGAGATATATTTTGACGAAAACAGCAATACACCGAAGTTATTCTTCAAACCAATTCGCCCTCTACGGGATGAAGAATTCAATGTAGCCTCAAGTATGATTACCCACGCTGATACGGCACAGGCGATTACACTGGACTACACACCATTTGAGGGTAGCACAAAATCCCCGTTTGAAAGTACAAGTGGGTTTCAACATTAGGAGAAGTAATATGGCTGATAAGCCCAAAACAGTACAGTTTATGGTTAGTCAAGTAGAAGCTCTGTGGCCTCGTTTAGATAAGACATACAGGTTCGATAGCAAGGAGAAACGTTCTGTACCCTGTGATGTGTTTGATGATGGAGCTAAATACGAAGTAGGTTTTCGTATGAATAGCGGACAGGCTAAGAAGTTGTTTGCCCAGATGAAAGAAGCCTACACGGAGAAAGCCGGAGATGATTGGCCTGAGAAGTTTGACAACCCTTTTGTCAAGGAAGAAGAAGGCACGTATACGTTTAAGAGTTCTTTGAAGGGGGCGTATGGTAAAGATGCTACTAGGAAGCCAACACAATACGATGCTTCCAATTCTAAACTACCTAATGATTTCTTACTTACTACAGGTAGCACTATAAATATTGCAGGGGTATGCGTGCCTTACAACGCTAAAGGTGTTGGTACTGGCGTGTCCCTACGTATGAACGCTGTGCAGGTTACTAACTACGTACCTATGCAGATGGCATCTCCATTTGAAGCTACTGAAGGTTTTGAAGCTGAACTTGGTGGTAATCCGTTCCATAGTACAACGGAACCAGAAGTATCTGAGGAAGAAGTTGTAGAAGATATAGTTGAGCCTAAGAAGGTGGCTAAGAAGCCCGCTTCTGTAAAGGCTAAAGACCCTGAGATCGACGCTATCGTGGATGATTGGGACGATTAAATCTTTTAACATAACCCCAACTGCGCCTAGCGTGGTTGGGGATTTCTCTCAGGTAAGTAATAATGGAAACAAAAAAATTCTTACAGAGAGCGTTAGGGGAAGATGGCTTTTACTGTGTGTTTGCATCTTTGCGGTTACAGGACCGTAGAGTACAAAAGTTTTATACTTCCATAGACGCTGTTCTGACAAAAGCGCAGGAACTAGACGAAGCTGGGTTTGATGCGTATTTTGCGTTGGCTACTTTTAAAGAAGATGGGTCACGTAAAGTAAACAACGTAAAACAACTTAGAGCGTTTTTTCTAGATTTAGACTGTGGTCCTAGCAAAGACTACGAGAACCAGAATGAAGCTATGTTAGCTTTGCGAGGGTTCTGTAAGACTCTAGACCTGCCAAGACCTACGCTAATTAACTCGGGACGAGGGATTCATGTTTACTGGTTCTTGTCAGAGCCTGTTAGCATAGAAGAATGGCTACCAATAGCAGAGAGGCTTAAACAACTCTGCGTAGAACATAAACTACTAGCAGACCCTGCCGTCACAGCAGATGCCGCTAGGGTTCTTCGTGTACCCACGACTCATAACTATAAAACAGACCCCCCAACACCAGTAGGGTTCTTCGGTACAGACATATCTAAGCCCATGCACATAGATGTGTTCAAGGAGTATATGGGGACTGACTTGATACCAGTACCTACTAGACATATACCGTCTGGTAGCAACGCTGTCATGGAAGCGTTACTTGGTAACAAGAAAAACACATTCAAAGATATAGTTGATAAAATCAAATCTGGTAACGGGTGTGAACAGATAAGGAACATACTCGTTAATCAGGAAGAAATAAGTGAGCCGTTATGGAGAGCGGGGCTATCAATAGCAAAGTTCTGTGAAGATGGGCATAAAGCCGCGCAAGTGCTATCTAGAAACCATCCTGAGTACAATACAGAAGACACAAAGAAGAAGATGGACCTTATAAAGGGTCCGTACTTATGTGATACGTTTGATGAGTTTAACCCTGACGTATGCACCGAGTGTTCTCACCGAGGGAAGGTAAAGTCTCCTATAAGCTTAGGTAGTCGGATACGGGAAGCTACTGAAGAAGATAATATTGTGGAAGCACCGTCTATAGACCTCCCCAATTCTCCCATAAATACATACACTATACCCGCTTATCCAGCACCGTACTTTAGAGGTGCAAACGGGGGCGTATACACAAGGGTAACACTTCCTGATGGGGAAGTTACCGAGAAGGCTATATACCATAACGATCTGTATGTTGTTCGCCGCCTATGGGATAGTGAGTTGGGTGAAGCTGTAGTTATGCGGCTACATTTACCGAAAGACGGCGTACGAGAGTTTACGATACCCCTAACCGCCGTTAACTCCCGTGAAGAGTTCCGCAAGCAGATGTCTATGTACGGCGTAGCCGTGAGTAAAATGGATGAGATTATGCACTACACAACAACATGGGTTAACGAGTTACAGGCAAACAGTATGGCAGATGAAGCACACAAACAATTTGGTTGGACTAGTGATGAATGTAAGTCGTTTATACTAGGTAATCAGGAGATATTTGGGGACCGAGTAGAGTTCAATCCTCCGTCTAATCAGACTATAGGTTTGTTCCCTTCATTTGAGCCTAAAGGCACATTAGAAGAATGGAAAGATACGATAAACTTCTATAACCGAGATGGGTTTGAACTACATCAATTTGTAGTTGGGTCTTCGTTTGGCTCCGTTCTTATGAACTTATCCCCAGTAAATTGCGCTGCGTTACATATACATAGTAAGGAATCGGGGGTTGGTAAGACTACAGCTATGTTCGCAGGTGTTTCGGTGTGGGGAAGGCCAGAAGAACTAGTCTTAAATCAACATGACACGTTCAACATCAAGATGCACAGGGGGGAAATATATCACAATCTACCTCTCTACATGGATGAATTGACGAACAGCACTGCCAATGAACTGAGTAACCTTGCGTACCAGCTTACAGGCGGTAGGCAACGGGGGCGTATGACTAGCGGTGGTAATGCCGAGCGATATCGTGGGGATGCGTGGAAGTTGTTGTCGGTCACTACAGGCAACACAAGCATCATCGAGCGTATAAGTATGGCGAAAGCAATGCCGAAAGCAGAAGCACAGCGCATACTAGAGGTTAAAGTAGACCGGTTATTTAATGAGGCTGAGGATAAAGAACAACAAGATACTTTCAGCGCGGCATTGGATAATCACTACGGTACTGCCGGTAAGGAGTACGTACAGTACGTTATAACTAATTTAGACGCGGTTAAGAAGCTTATAGAAGAAGTCAGAGTTAAAATTGATACTGCGGCGGGGCTTACTTCTGAGAACAGATTCTGGTCTGCGTTTGCCACTAATACTATAGCAGGGCTTATGCTAGCGAAACGTGCAGGGCTTATTGACTACGATGTAGGCAAGGTATTTAAGTGGGCTGTTTCCCTGTTGAAACAGAATAAACACTACGTGTCGGATATGAACGCATCCGTAGAAGAGGTTCTGAACGACTACATCCACGAACATTGGAGTAATGTCTTATGGATTAAAAGCACAGACGATCTACGTAAGCAGAACAACAATGGTCTAGATTCCCTTGTTGTGCCGGAAGCATTGCCTAGAGGTAAGCTAGTAGCTAGATACGAAACAGATATAAAGAAAGCCTACCTTATACCGAAACCTCTTAAAGCGTGGTGTGGTGAGCAACAGATAAATTACGCGGCGTTCTTGGAAGATTTAAAGACCAAGATGAACGCAACCAAGGCTAAAATGCGGCTAAGTAAAGGCACACATATGCAGTTGCCACCCACTGATGTTATTGTAGTAAGTTGTTCTATTGAGGAAAGTGATGAAGCAAGGGGTACTGAAGACTGACGATCTAAATCCTGACGGAGTTAGAGTCGTGGTGAAGTGGGCCGATATGGACGTAGG